CCAAAGAACCCATCAATACGCATACAAAACCATTCCCACACAGACCACCCTATGCAGCACTGGGATAGGACTTGTCCCGCTTGTGTCGCTGATAGCGAACCATTAGCGAACCCAATAGCGAACCAACCCGAAACTTCTGGTTCGCCAATGCCTGTGGCGTGCAAACACAAAAGATATTCCAACGATGTAACCGAAGATATAGCAACTTGCTATGACTGCGGGGCAGAAGGTCGTATGCGTTTTGTTGCTAATGACACCGCACCACCACGCAAAGAATGGGTCGGGCTGACGGATGAGGAGCTTGTTAGTGCATATGAAGTTTACGCAAAATGCCAAGAAGAAGGTATGGAGATAAGTGGGTGGGTAGATTTTTACCGTGCCATCGAAGCAAAACTTAAGGAGAAGAACACATGAGCTTTGATGAATTTTGGTCAAAATACCCTCGCAAAGTTGCCAAAAAAGAGGCGATGAAAGCGTTTAACAAGCTAACACCAATGGAACAAGATTTAGCTTGTTGCGCTATTGATGATCATTTGGAATATTGGAAACTAAAAGAAACGGGCATAGAGTACATTCCGCATCCGTCTACATGGCTCAATCAGGGCCGCTATGAAGATGAATTGGATATGCAGCCTAAGGTTAACAAAAAGCCGCCTTTGCCTTGGTATAGCACCGAACAGTTAACAATGGATAAGGCCCGTGAATTGGCTATGAACCCACGCCCAGGTGAGGACATGGCTCAATTTAGAACCAGGATTGCACAACGCATTGCGGAGGCAGCGTGAATGAGTTGGCTCTTTTCGCAGGTGCTGGTGGAGGAATACTTGGGGGACACCTGCTTGGATGGCGAACTGTCTGCGCCGTTGAGTGGGAACAATACCCAGCAAGCGTATTGTGCGCCCGACAAAATGACAAAATTCTCCCGCCTTTCCCGATTTGGGATGATGTTCAAACCTTTGACGGCAGACCGTGGCGAGGAATTGTTGACGTTGTATCTGGAGGATTTCCGTGTCAAGACATTAGCGCAGCTGGACGAGGCGCAGGAATTGAAGGAGAACGATCAAGTATGTGGAAACACATGGCAAGGATCATTGGCGAGGTTAGACCCCAATACGTCTTTGTGGAAAACAGCCCAATGCTCACTACTAGAGGACTTGGAGTTGTCCTTGCAGACCTTTCCACGTTGGGGTTCGATGCAAAATGGGGCGTTGTATCTGCTGCCGACATTGGTGCAAACCATCAGCGTGAAAGAATATGGATTAGAGCCGAACAACGAAACTTTTTTTCACACACCGAATACAACGGGAATGGACGGTGGGAGCAACAGTCGGAAAGCATTAAAGAAACGGTTGGAAATTTGGCCCACACCTCGGAGTTGCAGCGCAATGGCGGCAACAATAACACCGGAATCTGCTTGGAACGAAAAACGCAACCCGAATTTGGAAACGATAGTGGGTCAAAGAATATGGCCAACACCAACATCACACAACGCAAAGGAAACAAATGCTCCCAGCGAATCGGAACGAAATACGCCGACTTTGGCAGCGCAAGTTGGTGGTCATTTGAACCCAACGTGGGTAGAGTGGCTAATGGGGTGGCCGCCAGAATGGACAGACTTAAAGCCATTGGAAATGGACAAGTCCCTTTATGTGCAGCAACAGCTTGGGAACTCTTAAAATGACAGATTACAGCCCGCACCCAGCGATTGAATACATTTGGGAAAACGCTCCCGCATACGCTAAGGCAAAAGGCGATTTGGCTAGTTTGGAAGTATACAAATCAAGCCTCAAAGCCATTGAAATGAAAAAATCCAATGAAACAAGCATAGGCGCACAAGAGCGAGAGGCATACGCTAGTGAGAATTATGTGCAATTGTGCACCGCAATAGGAGAGGCCACAGAAAAAGCAGAATTGTTGAAGTGGCGGCTAGAGGCGGCAAGGATGCGTTTTGATGCCTGGCGCACGGAACAGGCAAGTAACCGACAAATGGACAAAATGACAAAATGAGCGCAAATGAAAGGCAAATAGGCGGATCGCACTATAGCAAAAATGCTATACAAGTTTGGGATTTTATTATTTCAAACAATCTTGGTTATTTAGAAGGCAACATCATCAAGTATATATGCCGATACCAAGCAAAAAATGGGATACAAGATTTACAAAAAGCACGGCATTACATAGACAAACTTATTGAAATTAAGGGGGAACAATGAGCGCATGGTTAATCATCGTAACAGGGCTTATCTACGCATATATCGCCGTAGAACAAGGCTTAAAAGGCAACATGGCAATGTTGATTATTTATGGTGGATACGCTGCAAGCAACATCGGCCTTTATATGATGGCATCAAAATAATTCTGATTCTTATAATTTTATGGGGTGTACTATGATGGACTATTCGGGTTGTTTGATTAAGTTAACGGCTGAGATTAAAGATTTTCGCAAATGTATGTTGAAAGATGAATTTCGTGAGGCGTTGCAAACCGCTGAGGAAATTAGCTATTTGGCCCGTTGGCTAGAAAATTGGACATACGAGCAAATTAAAAGTGGCAAGTAAAGAGCAGCGCAAGCATTACGATAAATTGGCTCAATTGGGCTGTAGTTTGTGTCGGCATTTAGGATATGGTGAAACACCTTGCGAGATTCACCATATCCGACACGCAGGGCGGCGTGATCTTGCGCCTGTGATTGGGCTATGTCCTGAGCATCACAGAGGTAACACGGGCGTGCATGGCATGGGCCGCAAAGCCTTTGCAAAACATTATGGTGTGACTGAGGAAGATTTGTTAGAACAAACTAAAGTTCTAATGGATCAAAGCCAAGTTCTATAGCGATCCGGTGGGCATGGTTTCTAAACACTTGATCGTGCTTATCCCAATACTTGGTTTTGCCTCTTTTCATGTGGATCATTTCGTGCGCCATTGTTTTTAACACGGTTTCCAAATGAGCGTTTTTAGCTTTGGATATAGTTAAAACGTGTTTTTCCTGCAAATCATCATAAACATAAGTGCCCATTGCATCGGTTTCGTTGGTCACTTGAAAGATGATTTCATCGGTGGGCGGCATCTTCCAGGCATCAAAGGGTTTGAGTTTGAGCAGCATCAAGTAAATTGCCTCTAACTTGCCGGAAGTAAGTTTCATGCTTAAACCTTAATAATTTTGCCCCGAAATACGACTTCATCTTCGCCAAGAACTTGTACAAGTTCCGGCATCAACAACATTCCTCGATCAAAAGTTAACACGGCAAAGCCTGAACGCCAATCTTTAGGATTGTCCTCCGTGTAATCAGCAAACTGCATATTGTTGGGTTCAGCCAAAGTGCCTGTTTGAACGCCCCAAAGTGTGCCCGTATAGTTTGTTATGGGTTGTACGGCTAAAACGTGCGTATGGCCCGTTATGATGTTTACGCCGCTATTTAAGACGTTGGCATACCCTGCGTTGCGCCCGCCCTTAAATCTATGCTTAATAACGGTATCTTCATTGACCCAATAAGACCAACAAGGTTGCCATCGTGGGAAGTGATCTTTAAGCGTAAACCCTTTTACGCCCTCAAATTGCGAGGAATTGTTTGCCAATACGGTTTCAAAGCGGGCATCGTGATTGCCCATTGTCCAAATTAGTTCACAGGACTTAACCAAGTTTTCAATTTCACCTAAATAAAACTGACAAGCCTCTAATTCTTGCTTAACGGTTGGTTTAGAGTCCCATCCAATACGAGGAAACCGACTGATCGCACCGCCATCAAATGCATCACCATTACAAACAATGGCAGCGGGCTTTAATTCTTTAATTAGTTTTAGTAAGGCTCTAAACGCTGTGGTAGTATCGTCAGGCCAAAAGTGTGCATCGGAAAATACAATCACCACGCCCTTTTCTAGTTCTATGCCCCGCCTCACTTGTCCTGGCGTTTGATGTATCTTTTTAGGCTGAGGTTGTATAGGCTGTTGCGGGTTAGTAGTTTCTAAATTTATTTTGTGCTTTACTTCAATACCTCTACGTCTAGAATAAACAGCCCGCACCGTCATACCTAGATGTTTAGAAACTAGCGCAGGTGAGCCAAGTTCATTCCATACTTTGACGAATTCATCATCTGAGACATATAACGTCATATCAAGCCTTAACTTGTTAAGCTAGTTGAAGTATACTAGATAAGTATTACAAAACAAACAATTTTATATGCAAACATTCAAATTACCGTGGCCTCCGAAAGAATTAAACCCAAACAAAAAGTTGCATTGGGCTGTTAAGAGCAAGTTTGCCAAAGCGTATCGTGAGCAATGTAAGTTGTTGACGCTAGCCGCAGGGCTGACTGTTCCGCCGGACGGAAACATTAACCTGTGGATAACTTTTTATCCGCCTGATCGCCGCCATCGTGATGACGATAATATGATCTCAGCGTTTAAAGCGGGTCGTGATGGAATTGCAGATGCCTTACAAGTTAACGACAAAAGGTTTAGAATACATCCACACCTAGAAGATAATATTGGTGGCTATGTAGAGGTAGGCATTACTTGACTATCCTATGAAATAAGGCACAATTACATAATGGAAAAAGAATCCGCCGCATTTATAGCTGTGATGTTGCATAGCGCAACGATTGCCCATTTTCAGCATTTGGCAACGGATTCCTATGCAAAACATAAAGCGTTGCAAAAATACTATGAAAGCATTGTGGATTTGGTGGATACATTTGCTGAGAGTTATCAAGGCAAATATGAGCAGATCAAAAAATATCCTAATGACTTCCACGGCGAAAAAGAGCCGATAAAGTATTTTGAGGGGCTAAAGGATTTTGTAGAGGATAGTCGGGAACACTTGCCAAAGGATACCGAACTGCAAAATATCGTAGATGAAATTGCAGATTTGATTAACAGCACGTTGTACAAACTAAGATTCTTGAAATAAGGAAATATTATGAAATATGGTAACGACTTCAAACGCCCAGCAGGTGTTGCAGCATCGGACAAAACAGGCGAGCGCAAAGAAATGAAGAAAGACGGCGTAGGCATGGGCAAAATGGATGCCGCAGGTGCAGACAAGAAGTTTGACACAGGCCGCACAGCAGGGATTTGCTACGAACACAAGCGTGGCGATTGTAAGTAAAGCGAAAACCCGATAATTACGAGTTATCGGGCTTTCTAACCAAACATAAAAGGAGTTATGAATGGCTGCAATCAATTCTAGTGCCTCATGCTACGACTGTCTATTTTGGCTGCGTGGCGATATGATGGGGCAATGTCGGCGTTTTCCTGAGCACTTAAACAAGCATCAAAACGACTGGTGCGGGGAATACAGCAAGATACCAAGCCCAAAATATGAACCCGTGGTTGCCAAGCGTGGCAGACCTGCTAAGGGAGAATCAAATGAGGCTTAAACCTTTACGAGATCGTATTGTTGTTAAACCTGTAGAACGGGTTAAGAGTTCGATCTTGCAGGTTGTAATGTCAGAAAAAGACAACATGGGCACAGTAGTAGCTGTTGGCCCGCAAGCTGAAAACAAAATACAGCCAGGCAGCTTTATCCGGTTTGGAACAATGGGTGATAACGAGTATCTAAGCTATCAAGAATACTTTGAAGGCGATGATCGTTATCTGATTATGTCTTGGAAAGATGTGTGTTTTATTGAGGAAGGGCAAGATGCGGCATAAATTTGCCAATAACGGCACATTGCCTGACAACTTAAAATTAAATCAACTTAGATATGACGTTAAGAAAAAGTATGGTTTGAGCCTTGATGAAGCTAGATATTTAAGGTCATTGCCGTGCGAAATTTGTGGCACAAAAGCAAAAAAGATGTGTATTGATCACAAAATACCTAAAACATATCGTGGGGTTTTATGTCAACAATGCAATACTAGGTTGGGTTGGTTTGAAAAAAATAGAGATGTAATTATTGATTACTGCGAAAGAGGGCCACAAAATGCCATTAAAGAAATCAGCAAGCAAAAAAGCGTTTGAGCAAAATGTTAAAGCCGAAATTAAAGCGGGTAAACCTGTTAAACAATCGGTTGCCATTGCGTATTCGGTTAAGCGTGAGGCTAAGAAAAAATGAACATTGAGTTAAGTCCACAAGAATTGAACTTTATTATTGCTGCATTGCGGGAATTTCCTGTTGTGGTGGCTAAGAGTTCTGAAGATATAATTAGAAACATAGCAAAACAGGTTGAACCTGTGGATAACTCTGTGGATAACTCAGATAAGCCTGTGGATAACTCTTAATTATGTCAAGTATTTAGGGATTAAATCAATGTCTCAGGTAGGCGCACCTAAAGGCAATCAGAACGCAGCTAAGAGTAGGCTGTTCTACGATGCTATGCGTAAGAAACTTGTGCAAGAGCCGCATCGGTTAAACAGCGTGGTTGAGGTGCTGATCACGGCGGCAGAGGAAGGCGAGCAATGGGCTGTCAAAGAGTTGATAGATCGTATTGATGGCAAAGCTATCCAAGCTAATACGCTAGAGAACGCAGATGGCTCACCATTGCTTGCGGGCATCCAAGTCACATTTGTAAAACCGAATGAGTGATATTGTAGAAAATGCGATAGCTAAGGCCGAGTTTCCGGTCAAGCTATCTTGCCTGTTTGAGAAATCACGTTATAAGGTTTTGTACGGTGGGCGAGGCGGGGCTAAGAGTTGGGGTGTGGCCCGTGCCTTGTTGATCTTGGGGGCTAAACGTCCATTACGCATTCTGTGCGCCCGTGAATTCCAAACTTCAATTAAAGATTCTGTGCACAAGTTGCTATCAGATCAGATTGATGCCTTGGGTATGCATGGGTTCTATGAGATCACGCAATCATCAATTCGGGCCATCAATGGTACTGAAATAGCGTTTGTGGGTTTGAAAAACAACGTAACCAATATCAAATCGTTTGAAGGCGTGGATATTTGTTGGGTTGAGGAAGCCCAAAGCGTGTCAAAACTTAGTTGGAACGTGCTAATTCCAACTATCCGTAAGCAAGATTCCGAGATATGGGTAACGTTTAACCCTGAATTAGAATCGGATGAAACATATCAGCGGTTTGTATTGAACCCGCCCGCTGATTGCATAGTGCAAAAGATTAATTGGTCGGACAACCCTTGGTTTCCTGAAACCCTGCGCCTAGAAAAGGATGCGCTAAGGGATCGTGATGTAGAGGCATACAACACGGTGTGGGAAGGGATTTGCCGACAGACGGTGGATGGGGCTGTGTTTGCCCGTGAAATGCAGATGGCAGAGTTAGACGGACGGATTACCCGTGTTCCGTATGATGCCTCAAAGCCTGTCCACGCCATATTTGATTTGGGTTGGTCGGATGCCACGGCTATTTGGTTTCTACAGTTTGTAGGGATGGAAACCAGGCTAATTAGGTATGTGGAAGATAACCAACGCACAATTCAGCACTATTTGGCCTTAATGCAAACTTACGGGTATGTATATGACACGCTGTGGTTGCCTCATGACGCAGAAAACAAGACACTTGCCGGAAATGGGCGAAGTATTGAGGAAATCGTCCGAAATGCAGGGTTCAAAACCCGCATCATTGGCAAAACCCCGATTACCGATTCTATTAACGCTGCAAGGACGATCTTTTCAAACTGTTGGTTTGATAGAGAAAATTGCCACGAAGGATTACAATGTTTAAGACATTATCGGTATGAGGTTGATCCTGATACCAAAATGTTTAGTAAAACGCCTGTGCATGATAACTTTTCGCACGGCGCAGATGCGTTTAGATATATCGGATTGATGGTAAATGAACCTAAGAAACCGAGGCCAAATAAGCCCGTTTTCGTACAAAATGCTAGTTGGATGGGCTAAACATGGCTGAAAAAACAATGGATTTCGATAAGCGGATTGATGAGGCCAAGCAGTTTTTACGCCTAACGTCCGACTCTGACACACAAAACCGATCAGAGGCGTTAGAAGATTTACGCTTTGCCGCAGGTGATCAATGGCCCGTAGAGATTCAGAACAGCCGACAACTTGAGGCTCGCCCATGCCTGACAATCAATAAGATTGATGCGTATGTGCGACAGATTACAAACCAACAGCGACAGCAACGCCCACGGATTAAGGTGCACGGTGTAAGCAGCGAAACCGATGCGAAGATGGCAGAAATCATTACAGGAATATGCCGCCATGTTGAGGTTAATAGCGATGCTGATAATGCTTACGATCACGCTTTCGATTACGCTGTGCGTATGGGTTGGGGCTATTGGCGTGTGGTTACTGATTATGTAAGCGAAGATAGCTTTGATCAGGAAATCTATATCCGCCCGATTGAGAACCCATTTACCGTTTACTTTGATCCAAACTCAACAGCACCCGATGGTTCAGATGCCGAGCGATGCTTGATCACAACGGTAATGGATAAAAAACTATTTAAAAAGTTATATCCAAACGCAGATGATGGCTCAGGCTTTACGATGCGTGGCACAGGCGATAGCGATGCCGAATGGGTGATGAAAGAGGATATTCGCATTGCCGAATTCTTTTACACAGAGCGCAAACGTGCTCGCCTGGCATTGTTGTCCGATGGCACATCCGCATTTGAAGATGAATTACCCGATCCCGTAGCATTGGCATCCGCAGGGATTGAAGTGCTTGATTACCGTGAATCGTTCAAAAAGGTAATCAAGTGGTGCAAGCTAACCGCTATGGAAATCCTAGAGGAAGGCGAATGGGCAGGTAAATTTATTCCTGTTGTGCCCGTCTACGGTCAACAGCTTATTGTTGAGAACAAGCGCAAAAAGTTTGGCTTGGTACGCATGGCGAAAGACCCGCAGCGTATGTATAACTTTTGGCAAACGGCGGCAACGGAATCGGTTGCACTAGCACCTAAAGCTAAGTGGCTGATTGCTGAAGGTCAGGACGAAGGCCACGAAAACGAATGGGCAGCGGCTAACATTAAATCTAGTCCCGTCCTACGGTACAAGCAAAAAGACATTGAGGGCACACCTGCGCCTCCACCACAACGTTTGCAGCCTGAGCCTCCACCAAATGGCATATTGGCACAATCAGCCGCTATCAATGGCGATTTGCAGTCGGTATTGGGCATTTTTGACCCAAGCCAAATGCCAACGGGCAATGTGTCGGGCAAAGCGTTGCAAGGTCAGCAACAACAAGTGGATATGTCTAACTTCCACTATTTTGATAACCTGACCCGATCAATCCGTCACACAGGCAAGATCATCCTAGATTTGATCCCCAAGATATACGACTCCGAGCGTGTGATGCGTATCATTGGTGATGATGGCAAGCCTGATTTGATTACTATTAACCAACGGGCCGCAGATGAATACGGCGTTGAGCGTGTGCTTAACGATGTGACGATTGGGCAATATGATGTTGTGATGGATACAGGCCCAGGCTATAACTCCAAGCGTCAAGAGGCTGTAGATTCAATGATGAGTTTGCTCACGGCTGATCCGGCATTGATGCAACAAGCGGGCGATCTGATCTTTAGAAACATGGATTTCCCTGGCGCAGACATTATTGCGGATCGTTTGGCAGCGGCTAACCCATTGGCTCAGATTGACGATAAATCAAATGTGCCGCCACAGGTTCAGATGCAGTTGGCGCAATCCAAGAAAGTCATTGAGGAATTAACGCAACAGATTCAAGAAATGACCTTAGATATGAAGTATGGCGCAAGCGTTGCTCAACAGAAAGATGAGGCAGCAACTAAGCGCAAACTTATGGAAGTTACCGCTAAGGCTCATAACACCGAAACAATGGCAGAGGTTAAGGTCAACGATCAAAACACCCGTGCGATCACTAGCCAAAACAAAACAGAGATTGATGCGATTGTTCAGTTGTTGTTGCATCACATGGATACAGGAAGGCTTATGGCTGAGATTGATCGCCGCAATGCCGAACAAGCACAGTATGCAACGATTGCTGCACAAGATATAGATCAAGGACAGAATCCGTTAATGCCTCAATAGGTATTGACTATCTGTTAATATAGTTTAATATATTCAGTAACCTTACCAATTAGGTTTTAATTGGGTTAATTCTTGAGGCAACTCATGTCAGAACGTGAAGCTGGTACTGTAGTAACAAGTGAAAATTTAGCCGATTGGACTGCCAATAAACTTGGTTTAGCTGTAGATGATGCTCCCGCTGTGGCTGATGCACAATCAGAGCCGGAGGTTGAGGCGGAATCACAGAGTGAACAGGTTGCAGAACAAGAAAGCGAAGTAACAGAAAAGCCGAAACAAAATCCTAAACTTGAGAAACGGTTTTCGGAGTTAACTAAACAGCGTGAGGCAGCTAAAGCGGAAGCGGCAGCGGTCAAAGCTGAAAAAGAAGCTCTTGAAGCACGTTTACGGCAATATGAACAGCAACAAGCCCCTGCGAAAGTAGAGGATGAGTTGGGATCAGAGCCGCAGCCGAGCCAATTCCAAGATGCATTTGAATATGCAAAAGCATTAGCGGAATACTCGACTGAAAAGGCATTACGGGATCGGGATAGGCAAGAGGCAGAACGGAAAGCCGCAGAGGAACGTAACAAGGTTGTACAAACTTGGACGCAACGTGTGGAGCAAGTGAAAGCTGAATTGCCTGATTTTGAGGAAATGGTGCAATCTGCGGATGTTGAGGTTAACTCAGATGTGCGGGATGCCATTATTGAAAGTGATGTAGGCCCAAAAATCCTATATCACCTTGCCGAAAACCTCGAATTCGCTCGATCATTGGCAGCAATGCCTACCGCAAGAGCCTTGCGAGAAATTGGGAAATTGGAGGCACGATTTGAAACTGCGAAAGCAGATGAAAGTGCGCCTCAAAGCAAACCTGTTGCTGTGAAGTCTAAAGCACCTGCACCAATTAGCCCTATCAAGGCAACTTCCGGCGCAATGGATGCCCCTATCGACTCGAAAGGCGAGTTTCACGGGACATATCAGCAATGGAAAGAAGCCCGTAAAGCTAAACGGATCAGGTAATTAACCCAATTTAAAAGGAAATCAAAATGAGTAATACCTTACTCACCATTTCCAAGATCACTAACGAAGCCCTAATGGTCTTGGAAAACGAACTGACATTTACGTCAGAAGTTGATCGTAACTATGACGATCAATTCGCAGTAGTTGGTGCAAAGATCGGTAACACCGTTAACGTTCGCCGTCCTGGTCGCTTTATCGGTACAACTGGCCCTGCATTGAACGTTGAAGATTTCAACGAAACATCCGTGCCTGTTACCCTCAGCACACAGTTCCACGTTGACACACAGTTCACAACTCAGGATTTGGCTCTATCGCTCGATATGTTCAGCGATCGTGTTCTGAAGCCCGCAGTTGCAGCTATCGCCAACAAGATTGACCGTGACGGCTTGGTTATGGCTAAGAACAACACGGCTAACATCGTTGGTACAGCAGGTACACCGCCTACAGGTTTGATTACATACCTGACAGCGGGTGCTTACCTTGACAGCGAAGGCGCACCCCGTGACGGACGCCGTTCGTGTATCGTTGAGCCTTTCACATCTGCAACTATCGTTGACAGCTTGAAGGGTCTGTTTGTGCCACAGGAAGTTATTGGCGATCAATACCGCAAGGGCTTGATGGGTCGTGACTCCGCAGGTATGAACTGGAAGATGGATCAGAACGTTGTGTCGCAGACATTCGGCTCATGGGCTGGCGGTACTGCATCAACGCTGACAACCAACACAGCAACGTTCACAGGTTCGCTCACAAGCGGTTGGGCACAAACATCGACAATTACTTTGGCACAGGGCGCAACAATTACTCTGAACCAAGGCGATGTGATTCAGATCGCAGGTGTTTACGCTGTCAACCCACAGAACCGTCAAGCCTACGGCACGAACAAGCTGCGTAACTTTGTTGTTACAAGCACCGTGACAGGCACAGGTTCGGGCACAATGTCGGTAACTGTTAGCCCCGCTATCATTACCGCAGGTCAGTTCCAAAACGTTTCTGTTGCTACTACATCATCGACTGCTACTGTCACGCCTTTCTCGGCTGGCGTATCGGGCGCAGGTGTTGTATCGCCACAGAACATTATCATGCACCGCAACGCATTTACGCTTGCTTGTGCTGATTTGGAATTGCCCGAAGGTGTGCATTTCGCTGGTCGTGCCTCCGATAAGGAAATCGGCCTTTCCATGCGTGTTGTTCGTCAATACACCATCAACAACGATTCGATCCCGACTCGTCTAGATGTGTTGTACGGATGGGCTCCACTCTACCCTGAACTCGCTTGCCGTGTGGCAGCTTAATTAGGAGGACGAAATCATGTCTAACCCAGGCCCAGCAAGTACCCAAACCTACCACTATTTGTTTAATGGCGATTCTACCGATGGCGTTCAAATCGGTGGTTCGGCAACAAACTTGGTTGGTTTCTACGGTGCAACTCCCGTTGTTCAAGCCGCAGCAATTACTACCATTGCAACAAACGCAACTGGTACAGCAATTTCTGTAGCCGTAAACAGCGTTATCGCAGCACTAAAAAACGTTGGCTTAACAGCCTAATGTTGCAGTAATAAGCCCGCCCCCTAAAAAGGGCGGGTTTTTTCTATGGGGGATGAATGAACGTAACGATTGCTATACCTGCATACACAGGCAAAATCTGTATGGGCACAATGCGATCCCTGATCAATGATTTAATGCTTTTGGTTGATCGTGGCGATACTTTTACACTAGTGGATAATATTGGCAGCGCATATATAGCGGATTGCCGTGGCGCAATAGCTACAAATTTCTACTATTCCGACTCCGATTGCTTAGTTTTTATAGATGATGATGTTGCTTGGCAATCAGGCGCATTGCTCAAACTAATTGATCATCCTGTAGATTTGGTAGGCGGAATATACCCATATCGGGTTGATAATCTGAATTTCCCCGTTAAATACCTAGATAAACCTGAATTATGGGCTGATCCCGATACAGGATTATTGGAAGTGGCTTGTTTGCCCACAGGATTTATGAAAATCAGCCGAAATTGCATCAATAAAATGGTTGAGGCATATCCCCAACGGTATTATCACGATGCCGCTAAAGATGAACTTTTTTATGATTTATTTGGGCACATCGTAATTGATGACAAAAAATATGGCGAGGACTATAGTTTCTGTATGCGATGGGCTAAAATTGGCGGTAAAGTATGGTGTGATCCTGAGATAGCGATGGCTCACATTGGCTTAAAAGTTTTTAAAGGTCATTTAGGTAATTGGCTAAGAAATCGGTCTTAAAGGAAAGACAATGACAAACACATCTGTAATCCGCTTAAATGGTCGCACTTATGTGCTGTCATTAACTACAAGCGCATCCGCCGCACTTTTGATTACACCACAAGCAAACGATCAAACCAACTATGTGCATTTGCTAAACACAGGCACAGGTGTTGCTGCGATTGAATTGTCGAGCGGTGCAACATTTATTGATCCGGCAATTGCAGCATCGGGTAACGCAGGTTCGTATGTATTGCCCGCTGCAATGAATTATCCATTGGTTATCGCCGCCCCTGCTGGCCCTTTTTACATCAAAGGCATTAGTTCAGGTACTAACGTTCTCTATATTACCCCTGCACTCGCTGATTAAGGGCGATTTATGGCTAACGATACAGCCAAAACCAATACGATAAATATCGTTCCGGTTCAGGGCATATTTAACGAGGATCATTCTCTTGTTACATTAATTGGCCCTGCGGGAACGCCATTTGATGCCAATATTGATCCTAATCAATCAGGGCTAAACATTACCGCTAGTACGATTAATAGTACGGTAATTGGTGGCTCTGTGCCCGCTGCGGGTACGTTTACTAATATCAGCACCACAACAGGTCAAATTAGTACAACGCCTAACGCATCAACGGATATTGCAAACAAATATTACGTTGATTCTGTCGCACAAGGGTTAAACCTAAAAGCCTCTTGCTTAGTAGCAACAACGGCTAACTTGGCATCGTTGTCAGGGTTGCTAACGATTGATGGCGTAACGGTTGCGGCGGGTGATCGGGTATTGGTCAAGAATCAAACTCTATCGCAAAACAACGGCATTTATGTTGCAGCATCGGGTGCGTGGGCTAGATCGTCCGATATGGATACATGGGCGGAAGTGCCTAGCGCATTTACGTTTATCCAACAGGGATCGACTCAAGCCGACACGGGTTGGGTTTGTATCAGCGATGCGGGCGGTACATTAGGCACAACGCCTATCACATGGACGCAATTTGGCTCTGCGGGTAATTACATTGCGGGCGATGGTCTTGCGCTGACAGGCAATACATTCTCTGTACTGGCTAACGGTACAACGCTGAATGTATCGTCAAGCGGCGTTAAGATTTCCGATACTTACCCAGGGCAAACAAGCATTACAACGCTTGGAACGATTACCACAGGCATATGGAACGGCACAACGATTGCCATTGCAAATGGCGGCACAGGTGCTACAGATGCCACTACAGCCCGTTCTAACTTAAGTGCAGCCAAAAGCGGTGCTAACTCTGACATTACATCAATGTCGGGGCTTACAGGATCAATTAGCAGCCCAACTTACATTCAGATGGGCAGCGGATCAGGCACTACATTAGCAGCCGGACGCTTATGGTATGACCAAACAACGGGTTCATTGAACGCAGGGATGGGTGGTGGCAACATCACTCAGCAAATCGGCGAAGAATTGTTTGTGTATGGCAAGGCATCGGCAGCAATTACTGATTCGCCTTTGCAAGCCGTTGTAAAGACGGGCACGGTAGGCTCAAGCGGCGTTATTACATTTGCTCCGGCTACTGCGGGGATTACTCATGCCGATGTGTTTATCGGTATGGCTACAGAAAACATTGCTACTAACGGATTTGGTCGTATTACATCGTATGGTGTGATACATGGCATTACAACAAACGGTGCTGCATACGGCGAAACATGGGCAGATAACGATGATATTTGGTACAACCCGACAACAGGCGGATTAACCAAAACCGAACCCGTTGCGCCTGGCATCAAAGTTAAATTGGGTACTGTTATTAGTGCCGGAAGCGGCGGATCAGGATCATTTCAAGTATTGATCAATTTAGGATCAACGCTTGGTGGCACGGATTCAAACGTTCAATTTGGCACACTTGCTAACAATGATCTAATTCAATATTACGCAGCGGGCGGCTATTGGCGCAACATTGCACCTAGTTCGGTTACAGGCGTAGGATCGGTTGCTAACGCTGTTACGTTTAACAATAGCGGTACAGGTGATGCATCCGGTGCTACGTTTAACGGAAGTGCTGCCAAAACTGTGTCTTACAACACATTAGGCGCACCTAAAGCAGACGGTACAGGTGCAAGCGGTACTTGGAGCATTAGCATTAGCGGCAATGCTGCAACTGCAACAACCGCAACAAGTGCAACAAGCGCAACAAGCGCAACAACTGCTACTAATTTAGCGGGCGGAGGTGCGGGTTATGTTCCATATCAGTCCGGATCAGGTACTACTAGTTTTGTTGCTGCTGGCACTATTGGTTATGTGCTAACTTCAAACGGTACAAGTGCCCCAACATGGCAAGCGGCTGCGGGCGGTGTATCTTTTTCGGACGATACCACTACTAACAGCACACGCTATCCCTTGTTTTCCACAACAACAAGCGGATCAGCATCAACGATTTACACAAGTTCGACTAAATATCAATACAACCCAAGCACAGGCGTTTTAACCGCCACAGGGTTTAGCGGATCGGGCGCATCGTTAACATCGTTGAGCGCATCCAACATATCAGCGGGAACGCTTGGTGTAGCGTATGGTGGTTTAGGTATTACGACAACGCCATCAAACGGCTATATCCCGATTGGCAATGGCACAAACTATACTGCGGCTGCAATTACTGCGGGCACAGGCATTACTGTTACAAACGGTGCGGGATCGATCACAATTGCGTCAACAGCTACAGGCGCAACAATTAGTGACGATACGACAACAAACGGCACTAGGTACATTAACTTTACGGCTGCAACGAGCGGGTCGTTAAGCACAATTTATACATCATCAACAAAGTTAAGCTACAACCCGTCAACGGGTGCACTTAGTTCTCCAAGCGTAATTGGCACAACTTCAGTCACAACGCCTTTGTTGCAATCATCTGCTAGTAATTTAGCAATTACGGCATCAACCGGAGTTGTTGATGCAAGCAATAATACGTTGGGGTTAAGAATCCCGATTGGCACTACTGCACAACGAGACCCATCACCTACAAACGGTGAAATAAGAATGAATACCACAACAGGTTTTCCTGAGTGGTATAGCACAGCATCGTCCGCTTGGGTTGCTTTCAACCAAGGTTTGCCTTATACAATTTCTTATTTAGTTGTTGCAGGTGGTGGCGGAGGCGGAGGCACATTTTCGGGCAACTCCGCATCCGGTGGTGGCGGTGCAGGTGGTTTGCTTGCGGGCACAACGCAATTAGCTACATCAACAACTTATGTCATTACCGTTGGTGCAGGTGGATCGGGCGGTACAAACGCAAGTTCCGGTGGCGGGCCAAGCCCAGGTTCAAATTCAAACCTTGGCTCTCTTGTTGCTGCGACAGGCGGTGGCGGAGGCGCAAGTACATTTGTTGGCGCAACGTCCGGAGGTTCGGGCGGCGGCGGGCGGTCAGGCGGAAGCGGTGCGAGTGGAACATCAGGCCAAGGTTATGCGGGCGGCGGTAGCGCAAACCAAGCCGGAGGTGGCGGCGGTGGAGCAGGCGCAGTTGGCGGCTCAGGAAGCGGCACAACAGGCGGAAACGGCGGAGCAGGTGCAGCATCGTCTATTACAGGCTCTAGCGTCACATATGCAGGCGGGGGCGGCGGAGGCGCAAACTCCGGAGGATCGGGCGGCGGTGGAGGCTCGGGCGGAGGCGGCACAGGATCAACAGGATCAGGTTCGGCAGGCACAGTTAACCTTGGCGGCGGCGGTGGCGGCTGTGGAAATGACTCTAATGGCGGAGCAGGTGGTTCAGGCGTTGTTATTCTTTCTATTCCTACTGCAAATTACACAGGTATCACAACAGGTTCGCCAACAGTAACAACTAGCGGTAGCAATACTATTTTGAAATTTACATCATCAGGAAGTTATTTAGGATAAGTTATGGGACATTACGCAAAAGTACCAACAATTACAGATGGGCAAGGGACTGTTGAAGATGTAATTGTTGCTGATGAAGCATTTATTCAAACAGGGTTAGTTGGCGATCCTTTGACATGGATTAAAACTAGCTATAACACCCGTGGCGGCATTTATTACATACCGAACACAAACACACCCGATCCTGATCAATCTAAAGCATTGCGTGCTAATTATGCGGGGATTGGATACACATACGATTCAATAAACGATGTGTTTTATGCGCCAAGGCCATCAAATCAAACAGGCGTGTTTTATAGTTGGACAGTAAGCGCACCTACTTGGTTATGGCAGCCGCCTATTCCATATCCTAATGATGGAAAAGATTATTATTGGGATGAACAAACCCAAACTTGGGTTTTGATACAACCTTAAAAATTAATTAATAACATGAGCACATTAAAATTTGATGCAACATCAGGCGGATCTGTGTCATTGGTAGCCACAGATTCAGCAAGCAATTATGCAATTAATGTGCCAACAAGTAATGGTATTTTGTTATTGGAAGATTCTGCTACGGGTGCAGCATATATTGCATCAGGAACAACAGCACAACGGCCCGCAAGCCCTGTTTATGGAATGATTAGATATAACTCTACTTTGGGCTATCCTGAATGGTACAACGGCACAAGTTGGGTTTTGCTTTAAGGAAAAATTATGGGTTCAGTAGTATTTCAAGCACCATCGGGCGGATCAACATCATTAATTGGTGAAGATACTGCATCTACGATTTCTATTACTGTACCTGCTAAAAACGGGCTTTTAGTATTGTCTGATAAAGCCACAGGTGCGACAACGATTCCATCGGGCACATCTGCACAACGTCCAGGCACACCCGTTGTTGGGATGATGCGTGCTAACACTACTACAAATGTAGTAGAGTTTTATAACGGCACAGGTTGGGCTGTTGTTGGTGCTTATCAAGTGTCTATGTTAGTTGTGGGTGGCGGCGCAGGCGGGGGCGCAGGAAACGGAGGCGCACCAGGTGGCGGGGGCGGTGTTTTATCCGGCACAACATTATTAAATTCAGGTGTTACATATACTATTGTTGTTGGCGCAGGTGGTGCAGGTGGCACTTATGTTTACAACGGCGCAGCAGGTGTTGATAGCACTTTTAATTCTTATATTGGTAGCGGTGGCGGCAAAGCATACATTTATGCATCCGGTGGCCCAACAGAGCATAAAGCGGGGTCAGGTGATTCAACAACTTTTTATGAAACATCCGGCGGAGCAGGCGGGGCAGGGGCAAACGGATCAAATAGCACGCCAAGCACGCAAGGCGGTACAGGCGGTGCAGGTCTTGCTAATTCTATAACCGGATCAAGCGTTACTTATGCCGGAGGTGGCGGCGGGGGCGGATCGCAAAACGTGCCAGGCGGAACAGGCGGGACGGGCGGCGGTGGAACAGGCGGAGGTATTACAACGCCTGCAACAGCCGGAACAGTTAACACAGGATCGGGCGGCGGTGGCGGCACAACAGCGGTATCAAGCGGATCGGGTGGATCAGGCGTTGTTGTTTTGTCTATCCCAACGGTGCAATATACCGGAACAGTTACGGGTTCGCCAACAGTAACAACTAGCGGATCAAATACGATTGTTAAATTTACTAGCAGCGGCTCATATACCGCATAGGACAAATTATGTCAGTTTACTTATCTCCAATTGGCGGTGCAGGCGCACAGTTTTTTAGCAACACAGGACAGCCATTAAACGGTGGTTTGCTTTATACCTACACAGCCGGAACATCCGCCCCTGAAGCTACTTACACAACAAGCGCAGGCAATATTGCCAACTCAAATCCTATTGTTTTGGATTCGTATGGCCGTCCGCCAAATCAAATTTGGTTAACGGGTGGAGTGCGTTATAAGTTTATTTTGAAAGATTCATCTGCCGTACAAATTTGGTCAAACGATAACATTCCTGGTATTAACGATCCGGCATAAATCATGGCTAACTTTACTTGGAAAATACTCGATGTATTGGCAACCGATGAATTAATCACGGGTGCTAGATATTACGTTAAAGCGTACGTTGATGATTTGTCGGTAGATACCGAAGGATATTGGACATTTTCCGATCAAATTATCAAAGTACCGTTTAGCGATGTAACAGAGGAAATGATTGCTCAATGGATAGAAAATGAATCTATCCAAGATGGCGTAAGCGTCATAAAATCTAATTTAGAGAAACAATTGGCTTATTTGGGATCGCAAAAACCAACGATTCCGCCGTGGAAGCCACAAGTATTTACACCTAAGATTTAGGAAAAATTATGGCTTTACCAATAGATATTATCAGCCGTGCATTAAGAGATATTGGTGCATTGGAAGCGGGGGAAAGCCCAACGCCTGAAGCTGCACAAGATGCGTTTGATACATTGAATGACATGATAGATCAATGGTCAAACGAAGATATGATGGTGTTTTATAAAAACGAAATTGTGTTTCCTATTGTGCCAGGTCAAACACAATATACCATCGGCCCAGGCGGACAATCTAATGCTGTTGTAACGGGTTCTATCTCAGGTACAACTTTAACTATTACGGCAATTAGTCAAGGCGCAATAACTATTGGTCAAACCATTACGGGCACGGGTATCGCTGCCGGAACAACGATTGTTGGGTTTTTGACAGGCGCAGGCGGCAACGTAAATGAGACAGGTACATATACCGTCAACATTTCGCAAACGGTTGCATCTACAACGATTACGGCATATTACCAACGCCCGTTAGTGATTAATTCTGCATTTGTTAGGATTAACACAAACTCCAACGGTCAACCTGTTGTAAACGGTGGGTTGGATTATCCGGTTGCCGTGTTGAACCTTGAAGATTATGAAATGATTGGTTTAAAGACAATGAACGGCCCGTGGCCAAAAGCATTGTATTACCAACCATCAGAATTGCTAGGAAACATTTTTGTGTGGCCAAACCCATCACAGGGTGAAATGCACTTGTTTGCTGACAACTTGTTTAGTCGATTTACAACAATGTATGACAACATAAATTTGCCACAAGGCTATTCAATGGCGTTGCGGTGGTGTTTGGCTGAACGATTGATGCCTATGTATGGCAAAAACAATCAAACGCAAATTGCAATGATTGCAAGTTTGGCAGCGCAAGCTAAAGCTACGGTCAAGCGTACCAATATGCGCCCAACACAATCTGCACGATTCCCTGACGCATTGCTTGTAAGCAGGCAGCGTGACGCAGGTTGGATTTTGTCAGGTGGTTTCTTTAGATAAGGATAGGCGATGCCTGATTTTGGTTTTGTTGGCCCATCTTACGAAGCACCTAGCATTTACCAAGATGCACAGGAATGTATTAACTTTTATCCTGAGATTGATCCGTTAAAACAGCCTGGTGATCGTGGCGTTGTTGCGTTATATCCTACGCCTGGACTAGTTAAGCTTGCACAATTGAACGAAGCTCCCGTGCGTGGGATGCGGGCGTTATCAGGCGGTAATTATTTGGTGATTGTGTGCGGCGATAAGGTTTATTCCGCATTAAGCGTAGATTCAATAACTCAAATTGGAACGCTGAACACATCTACAGGGCCTGTATCTATTACAGACAACCAAACCACAGATAACGGGCTTACGGCATATATTGTTGATGGCGGTGATCGTTATACATGGATTGCAGATACAAACACATTTGCGGTCTTGCCTGACACAGATGGCCCGTGGCAAGGCGCAAACATTTGCGATACTGTGGATAACTACATTGTTTACAACCAACCAAACACGCAAAATTGGGCGTGCTCAGACCTTGGTTTGGCTGTTAGCACAACAGGTTATTTTGGATCAAAAGACGGATCGCCTGATAACTTAGTGTCATTTATTGTTGACCATCGGCAAGTGTATTTGCTTGGTGAAGTAACGTCCGAAGTATGGGTAGACGTTGGTAATGTAATCACAGGCATTACATCTTTTCCGTTTCAGCGTGTGCCAGGCACATCATTGCAGCATGGTATTGCGGCTAAGTTTTCAATTGCTCGATTTGCTGAACAATTCTTGTTTGTATCGAAAGACACAAGAGGACAAGCAATTATTGGCGGCATCCAAGGCTATCAATTTCAACGAGTTTCAACCCATGCTGTTGAACAATCATTGGTTGGCAAAGTAATTTCCGATGCGATTGCTTATAGCTATCAAATTGAAGGCCACGAATTTTATGTAGTTACATTTCCGACTGCCGATCTAACTTGGGCATACGATTTGACTACTAAGATGTGGCATAAATGGCTGTCTATTGATGAGCAAAGTGTCTACCATCGGCATCGTTCTAATTGCGCTGCGTTTTTCCAGGGCGTTAATTTAGTCGGTGACTATGAAAACGGAAAAATCTATAAATTAGACCAAACTGTATATACAGAAGATGGCAACAAAATCCGTAGATTGCGCCGTGCTCCGCATCTTACATCAGACTTACAACGCCAATACTTTGATGAATTGCAAATTCAGTTTCAACCAGGCGTAGGCTTAAACGGGCAAACTTTTGTTAATCAAAATTTAAGCCCAACAAGTTTAATTATTGGCCCATCAGCCACAGAAACGGTTGATCCAACAGAAATCATTAATATTTACTATGAATTTAGTATTAATACAGAAACGCTTGGGGCAGAGCCTAAAGCAATGCTGCGTTGGTCTAATGATGGCGGCAGCACTTGGTCAAACGAACATTGGGTAAGCATTGGCAAAATTGGACGGTATAAGAATCGTGCAATATGGCGGCGTTTGGGCATGGCACGGGATCGTATTTTTGAAGTAGTTGTTAGCGATCCAATTAAAGCTGTGATTGTGTCGGCTAACCTTAAAGGTAGCGTTGGGGACAACTAATGGCCACAGCACCCAATACCAACATCATTTTCCCGCAAAGCCCATTTCTTGATCCTATGACGGGCAGGCCTGCACGGGAATGGATGATGTGGCTAATGAACCCAAGTTATGTTGGGGTAAACGTTTCTAACCTTGTGCCTGTTGTGTATGGCGGAACAGGATTAAGCACTATTCCTGCAAATGGACAATTATTGATTGGCAATGGCACGGGATATTCATTAAATGTATTAACAGCCGGACAAGGCATCACCGTTACTAATTTATCAGGCGGAATTGCTATAAAAGTTACTGATACAGCCGTAACAGCGGGGACATACGGTAATTCTAGCAATGTGCCTACATTAACTGTAAACAGCCGTGGTCAATTAACAGCGGTAACAACATCACCTATTACAGTTACAAGCAGCAACGTAGTTGGCGGCGCAACAGGAACGTTTAAATCCGGTGATGCGGTGCAAAAAACAATTACCGTAACAAACGGCATTATTACGAGCATTGTGTAATGAGAGACCAAGCCATTTCTATGCTGTATGAATCAGTAAAGGATAGGCTAACTATTTCTTTAAATGACTTTAATAAATGTTTGGTTGATTGGGAAATTATCCCGTTGCGTCAAAACGATGAAGTAATTGGCGCAATTATGCAAAAAGGGCACGAATTGCATATTGGATACGGAAAACCATCAAAAGCATCTATTAGGGGACATTTGATGGCATTGAAGAAAGTAATAGATAAATACGGATATGCAACAACATCGGTTTTAAAAGACAACCCCAAAGGTTTAAATTTCTGCAAAAGATTGGGTTTTATTGAATTAGGGCAAGAAAGCGATAAAATCCTACTTAGATGCTATCGGAGCAAATATGTACCATAAAGTATACCTATCCCGCCGCCAAACTAAGGCGATGTCTATTGATCATCCTATCGGCGATCCTACGGGTGGCGCAGCGTATCGTGAAATGCGTGATCCTGTTTCCGCTGCCGTTATGGTTGGCGGTCAATTGCTTGGAAGTGCTATTTCCGGTAGCGCAGCATCATCAGCCGCATCTAAACAAGCACAAGCCGCTAAAGAGGCATCGGCAGCGCAACGAGAAACAGCGGAACGTAACGCTGTTGTATTGCGAGATATTGCTGATCGCCAAATGAGTAATTTGGGCGGCATATATGGGCAATCCCAAGCGTATACAGCACCGTTTATTACGACAGGCACAAACGCAGCCGCAAAGCTAAACGAATTGGTTAATTCGGGTTATTTCAGCCAACCATTTACGGCGGCTGATCTTAAATCTAACCTTGCGCCTAATTATGAGTTTATGCTTAACCAAGGTTTAGGTGCTACAAAGCAAGCCCTAAACGTTGGTGGTGGCGGCTCTAACATTGCAAGGGGCGCAACAAAGTTTGCCGAAGATTATGCAGGTAATGCTTATCAACAAGCATTTAACAATTGGCAAGCGCAGCGCAACAACATATTTAGCACATTGTCAGGCATTGCAGGTTTAGGCACAACGGGTACAGGTCAAGCAATCAATGCAGGTAATGTATACGGTTATACCGGAACTGGTCTAACAACAGGCGTTGGTAAAAACATTGCTGATTTGTTGACAGGCGGTGCAGCGGCAACAGCGGCAGGTATTACCGGATCAGCACAAGCGGGTGCAGCGGGCGATGTTGGCGTAGCAAATGCCTTAACGGGTGGAATTACTAACGCAGGTCAAACATACGCATTAAGCCAATTGCTTAAACCCAAAACCGGATCGCCATTGCAAAACGCTCAAAATGCAATGAATCAATATGGCGCAGAAAACGTCTATGGATTTGGTGGACAAGGTGTTGTGCCTAGTTCAGTTGCTGATTATGCGTTTTAAGGAATAAATATGGCAACATCTTATGTAGACCCAACCATTCCTTTGGCTGCAAAAGCACCACAAGGATTATCATCTTTAGGTGATATGTTAAATATTGCCCGTGGCGCACAAGCATATCAACAAGCGGAACAAATGAATCCGATTGCGTTGCGACAAGCAGAGGCGCAAGCAGGTGCGGCTGAACTTGGGTTGAATCAAAAGCAATTAAGCATTGTTGGCGGGATGCTGACAGGACTAGAAAACTCGGACGCATTTAAAAATGGCGATGCTGAAGGAATGAAAGCACAATTAGGTGTTGTGCAAAACATTCTTGAAGCTAATAAGATTCCTACGCAAAAGACGTTTGGCGTAATCAACGATTTGTTAAAAAACAATAACAT